CTCTATTAATTGGATCAAAAAAATGAATCTTGCTGACCTCTTTTCCGTTGCGAGCCTGACCGCCTCTGCCAACAAACTGCCCCCCATGCCGACCAAGCTGGGCGCTTCAGGTCTCTTTGTTGAAAAAGGAATTTCGACCACCTTTGTGACGGTGGATGAGCAAAACGGACGTTTGATCCTTGTGCCCAACACATCGCGCAATACCGACCCGGTGCCCATGAAAAATGGCCGCCGTACCCGCCGCGTGTTTGAAGCCGCCCACTTGCCCGTGACCCGCACGATCATGGCAAACGACTTACAAAACATTGCCGCTTTTGGTCAAGATGGGGTTTTGCAGTCGCAAGCCCAAGTGATCAACGACAAGCTGCAGGAGATGATCAACAGCGTGGAAGCCACGCGCGAATGGCAGCGTATCGGCGCTGTCAGTGGCAAGATTTTGGATGCTGATGGCTCTGTGCTGTTTGACCTGTTTGATGAATTTGGTGTGACCAAGAAAACCACGCCAGTGACTTTGAGTGCGGCGAATACAAAGGTCATGAAGTACTGTCAGGATGCCAAGCGTTGGGCAGAAACAAAACTGGGCGGCGTGATGGTGACGGGTTTTCGTTCTTATTGCGACTCTGTTTTCTTTGACGCGTTCACCGGCCACCCAACCGTCCAGGCGGCATTTGCAAACTACCAGGCGGCACAAGATCGCCTTGGCGGTGACATGCGCAGTGGGTTCACGTTTGGCGGCATTGAGTTCATTGAATACGAGATCACCGTCAGCGGCCAGAAATTTATTCCCGAAGGTACTGCCAAGGTGTTCCCGATTGCACCGGGTGTATTCAGCATGACCAATTCCCCAGCCAATTACAGCGAAACGGTCAACACGCTGGGTTTGCCGTTTTACTCAAAAGCAGAAGCGCGCAAGATGGGCAAAGGCTGGGATGTGGAGGTGCAGGCCAACCCGTTGGCCATGTGCATGTACCCAGAGGCCTTGGTAGAGCTGACCGCAGCCTGATCCATGGTCTACGCCACCATTGCCGACTTGCTGCAGGCCGCGACCGGCGGCTGGGATGAACTGGCCCAGCGTGCCGCTCTGAACGCGCTGGTAGACGGCCAGCTGATGCAGGCCACGGTAGAGGGCACAGAGCGCGCCGCCTGGACTGCGCCCGCCGTAGAGGCCGCAGACGCTGCCCTGCTGCGCATCAATGATGCGCTGGCCCGTGCCAGTGCCCATGCGGACACCTACATGTTCCCCCGCTACCGCACGGTGATGCCGCTGGCTGCAGAGCTGGTGGCGGGCTCAAGCCTGCCAGCCGCCGTGGCCGCCATCGCACTCAAACGCTTGTATGGCCACCTGGTGCCTGAAGAGGTGCGCAAAGGCACACAGTGGGCAGATGACTACCTGCGCGACCTGAGCAAGGGCGTGGTCAGCCTGGGTGGGTTGGATGCCACGGTGGCGCAGCCCGCAGGGCACATGGTGAGCCGTGCGCAGGGTAAGGCGTTTGACTGGGGTAGCTACTGATGCTTGACAACCTGCTGGCCCTGGAGCCCGAGCTGATGGAGCGCCTGCGCACTGAGCTGGCTGGCCTGACCCCAGTGGTGCACGTGCTCAGCGCTGATGACCTGGCGGGTGTGAAAGAAGAGCAGCAGCTGGTGCCCGCCGTGCACGTGGTGTACCAGAACTACCGAGTAGTAGAGACCCGCCACGACGGAAAAGCCGCCCGCATTGCACAAACATGGCTTGTTGTGGAGGTCACACGCAACGTGGCCAACCTGAAGTCCTCCGATGCTGCGCGCAAACAGGCGGGTACGTTGGCGGCCCGGGTGACCAAGGCATTGATGGGTTTCAAAGCTGCCAGTGCTGCAGGCCCCTTGAAGCTGACCAACGGCCCCGGCGCTGGCTTTAACAAAGGCTTTGGCTATTTGCCACTGGCGTTTGAAGCCGAACTGATCTTGTAACTTTTTTAACAAAGCTTTTTTAGGAGCCTATCCCATGTCCCTGATCACCAAAATTTACCGCCCCTCCATGACCGTGGGCCAGGTCTATGCCCGCCCTTATGGAAGCATCAGCGCACCCATGCCCATTGGCAATGTGCTGGAGCTTGTCCTTGAGCACGCCGAAGAGGTGACCACAGAGCAAGACATGTCCAAGCTGGGCGGTGGCACACATGCAGAGGTGCGTCGCATCAAAGACGTGAAGGTCAAGCTCAAGCTGGCCGACCTCAATGTGACGAACCTTGCACGCGCTACGCTGGGCACAGTGCAGGCGGTGGCCGCAGGCGCGGTGGTGGATGAGCCCCACACCGCCACGCTGGGTGGCCTGCTGCGCCTGGCGCACATCCAACCCACGGCTGTGGCACTCAAAAAAGGCCCAGACGTTCTCACGGCCACCGTGGTCGACATGGCAAGCAACTATGAGGCGCGCGCAGAGGGCATCTATCTGCTGCCTGAAGCTGCGGGCATCACCAACGCCGACAAGCTGTGGGTGAGCTACAGCTATGGCGACTATGCAGTGATTGAGGCGCTGACCACCAAGGCGGTGGAGCTGGAGCTGACCTTCGGCGGCCTGAATGAGGCTGACAGTGGCAAGCCAGCGCTGGTTGAGATTTACCGCTGCAGCCAGGGTGTCACCAAGAGCCTCGCACTGATCAACACCAAGCTGGGCGTGCTCGATGTCGAGGGCACTGTGATGATCGACCCGACAAAAACCGGTGTGGGTGTGAGCCGGCACTACCGCCAGGTCATTGGCGGATAAGGCCATTGCGTAACACGGGCCGCCCGCTGCACCAGTGGCGCGCGGCCCATCGCATTACTGAACTTACCAAACAGCCATGGCAATCAAACCCGTCGAACTCATCATCAGGGCCAAGGATGAGGCAAGCTCAATACTTGGAGGAGTGCATGGCAAGTTAACTGCCATTGCCGCAGCCATTGCCAGCTACTTCGGCGTGACTGCCTTCATTGGAGCAGTCAAAGGCGCGGCAGACCTCGAAGCCAAGCTCTCAGAAGTGAAGGCCGTCAGCGGTGCCACTGCCTCTGAAATGGTGATGCTGCGCAAGGCGGCAGAAGACGCTGGGGCCACCACCAAATTCACCGCCACCGAAGCCGCCACCGCGCTTGGCAACTTGACCCGCGCAGGTATCAGCGCAAAAGATGCGGTTGTGTCACTGCCCGCCGTATTGCAACTGGCGCAGGCTGGTGGCATTGATCTTGGCAAAGCGGCCGAATACGTCACCAAGACCATCATGGGCATGGGCCTGGCGTTTACCGACGCGGGCCGTGTGGCGGATGTGTTGGCCATGGGTGCCAACGCCAGCAACACCAGTGTGAGCGGATTAGCCGAGGCCATGAGCTATGCCGCACCACTGGCCAAGACCCTGGGGCTTGGGCTGGAGACCACGGTGGCTATCATTGGAAAGTTCGCAGATGCTGGCATTGATGCCAGCCGGGCGGGTACCGCGCTCAATGCCATCATGAGCCAGTTTGCTGACCCTACCAGCAAATTCCGCACTGAGCTGGCAGCCGCAGGCATCATCACCACCAATTTTGAGCAGGCGCTGCGACAGTTGGCCGCTGCGGGCCCCGCTGGTTCAAAGGCCATTACAGCAGTGGGCACAGAGGCAGGCCCGGCCCTTCGCGCATTGCTGAACCAGGGCATTGGTGCGTTGGATGAACTGAAGGGCAAGCTCGAAGGTGCCGCAGGCAGCGCAGCCAAGACCGCCGCCATCATGGAAGGCAATCTGAATGGTGCCTTCCATGGTCTGAGCAGCTCGTGGGATACGGTTAAGAACGCGCTGGCCACGCCTGTGCTGCCGGTGCTGACCAGTGGCGTTCAAAGCCTGTCCAACGCTTTCACGGATGCTGTGGGCAGTGGCATCGTTGGCAAGTTTGGTGATTCCATTGCCACCGCGTTTGAAGGTGGCATCAAGTGGGCCAAGGCATTCTTTGCGCAAGCAGACTTTGGCGCGTTGGCCATTAGGTTGCAGGCCTTTGCAGCAGATACCCAGGCCACATTCACCAAGATTGGTGAGGCCGCTACCAACGCGGGCAACGTTGTCAGGCTCGTGTACGGTGTCATGTCCGCAGGAACCAATGGTGTTCTCACTGCGGTTTATGGGCTTGGTGTCGCTGTATCTGGCGTGGTGGCAACCGCTCAAAAAGCACTGGCATTGCTCTATGAGGGAATGGCGAAGATTACATTCGGGGGCATCTCGGAGAAGTACAAGCAGATGGCTGCCGACGTGCGCCTGTCTGCCGAGGCAACGTCTGCCGCCAGCCGTGCAATGGCAGACAAGACGATTGAATCATTCAACGCCATGGGCGAAAGCGCGCAGGTTGCGCGCAACGGCTGGTCTGGCTTGACCAATGCCACCCAAGCTGCAAGCTCGCAGGCTGCAGCCAGCAACCCCGTTTTCAAGGCCATGGCCGACAGCCTGACAGGTGTTGGCACCGCAGCCACAGAGGCAGGTACCAAGGCCCAGCAAAGCGCCGACAAACAGCAAGCCGCAGCGCTTGCCACAAAAGAGCGTGTAGCAGCTCTGCACGCCGAATACGAAGCCGCCGTGGCCACGGGCAATTGGCAGCTGGCCACTGAAAAATTGCAGGGCTTGGCCAACGCGGCCAATGCTGCAAAAGCCAGCACCGCCGACCTGAAAAAGCAGGCCGAAGAAGATGCCGCTGCCATAGCCGCCTCATTCGAGCGCATGGGCATCAAAACCAAGAGCGAGTTAAGCACCATTGCCAACGTGGCAAAACAGGACTTTGAACGCATCAAGGCAAGCGGGCAGGCTACGACTGAAGGGCTGCAAGCTGCGTACAAAAAAGTAGCCGAAGCTGCCATTGCAGCCAACGGCGGCGTAGCCACAGAAGCCATCAAGAGCGAAGCGGCCATGCGGGGCCTGCAAATCACGACGGATGCGACTGGCAAAAGTATCGTCAGCGCGATGGACAGCGCATCCGGTGCCACTCAGAAGTTTGGTGGCCATGTCCGTGACACCACTGCCGACATTGAGCGCCAAGCCGAAGCCTTGCGCACTCTGAAAGCCATTGCAGATCGGTCATCTGCGCCCGTGGCCAACCGAGACAAGATCAGCAAAGACAACCCTTACGGCCTGACATCTGACGGCCTGAGTGCCAACAAAGACGGCTCAGTCAAAGGCACCTTCACGAACATGATCCCCATGGATCAAGCCACTCGCCTGCTGGATGCCAACAAGTCAGGCCAGACCGTGAACATGACGCAAGCCGAATATGACACAGCCAAAAAGCAGGCCAAAGACGCTTACGAATTCATGCAGGCTCTGGCAAAGAATTCACCGGGTGCCGCAAGTAGTGAATTCGTCCAAAGTACCACCGCATTGATGATCGCTGCCAACACTGCACGGGTCAACATAACTGACAAGCCAACCAGCCAGTCAAACACTCAGGCCACTCAGCAAAACCAAAGCAGCACCATCCAGTCCAGTGCCAAAACCTACACCGTCAATCTGAATGTTGACGGCTCCAGAATCCCTGCCAGCTTCGATACCGATGCAAATGCAAAGGCCTTTATTGCGGCTCTGCAACGCTCCAGACTCAGCGCCTAACCCACCATGGCCATCACCCTGACCCACGCCCCAAGCAACACCACGGTAACCCTGCCCGATGGCATTTCATGGACGGATGAATTTGACTGGAGCAAGGTGGAGCAATCCACACGCTACACCACCAAAGGTGCTCTGCTTATCGAACAGGCCATCAAGCAAGCTGGCAGACCCTACGAGTTGCGCAGCCAGCAGGCCTACGGCTGGTGTACACGCGACACCGTAGAGCAGCTCCATGCACTTGTGAACACGCCCAGCATTGTGATGGTGCTCACGATCCGTGGCACGCCCCGCAATGTGACGTTCGACTACAAGCGCGGCGCGATGGAAAGCTTCCCTGCCAGCTTTTACCCCGATGGTTCAGTCGCAGGCGATGACCCATATGTCCCAACCCTGCGTTTCCTTGAGATTTAACCCATGCCAATCCGCACCCAAGACATCAAGCTGCTCAAATCGTCCGTCATGGCCGACACCTCCAACGGCGGTGGGCAGATGACGGGCACCCAAGTCATTGACGGCCTGAGCAACAACTTTTTTCCGAACAC